ACCACTAGAGCCTGAAGTACCATTAACACCTGATATACCACTTGTTCCTGATGAACCTGAACTACCACTTGAACCACTAGTTCCTGAACTGCCACTTGTTCCACTTGAGCCACTTGTACCTGAAGAGCCATCAGATCCTGAAGTTCCAGATGAACCGCTAGTTCCACTACTACCTGAAGTTCCTGAGCTTCCGCTTGTACCTGAACTACCGCTTGTACCACTTGAACCACTTGTACCTGAACTTCCTGAAGTACCTGAAGAGCCAGATGAACCACTAGTGCCTGAAGAGCCACTTGTTCCACTTGATCCTGAACTACCGCTTGTTCCTGAGGAACCTGAAGTACCATTTACTCCACTTATACCTGAAGTACCTGAGCTGCCTGAAGAACCACTTGAGCCAGATGTTCCTGATGAACCAGAAGTTCCACTTGAACCACTTGTGCCTGAAGAACCATCTGAACCACTTGTGCCTGAGCTACCACTTGTACCTGATGAACCACTTGAACCTGATGTGCCTGATGAACCACTTGTTCCACTTGATCCTGAAGATCCTGATGTGCCTGAGGAACCGCTAGTTCCACTTGAGCCTGAAGAGCCTGAAGTACCACTACTACCACTTGTTCCGCTTGAACCACTTGTTCCGCTTGAACCTGAAGTACCGTTTACTCCACTTATACCTGAAGTACCGCTTGAACCTGAAGAACCAGATGAACCGCTTGTTCCGCTTGATCCTGAGGTGCCACTAGAACCACTTGTACCTGAGCTACCATCTGAACCACTTGTACCTGAACTACCTGATGTACCACTAGAACCACTTGAACCTGAAGTACCACTTGAACCTGAGCTGCCTGAAGTACCTGAAGAGCCTGATGTACCACTTGAGCCAGATGTTCCTGAAGAACCATCTGAACCTGAGGTGCCACTACTGCCGCTTGACCCACTTGAACCTGAAGTTCCTGATGAGCCACTTGTTCCATTAACACCACTTATACCTGAAGTACCGCTTGAACCGCTTGTGCCTGATGAGCCTGAACTGCCACTAGTACCACTTGAACCTGATGTTCCTGAAGAACCGTCTGAACCTGAAGTACCTGAACTACCAGAGGTGCCACTAGAACCACTTGATCCTGAAGTACCACTTGAACCTGATGTTCCACTACTGCCTGAAGTACCTGATGAACCGCTAGTTCCTGAACTGCCGTCTAAGCCACTTGTTCCTGATGAACCTGAAGAGCCACTTGTTCCGCTTGAACCTGATGTTCCTGAAGAACCACTTGTTCCGCTTGAACCACTTGTTCCATTAACGCCACTTATACCTGAAGTACCACTTGAACCACTGGTTCCACTTGAACCAGAAGTTCCTGAGCTACCACTTGTTCCTGAAGAACCATCTGATCCAGATGTTCCACTTGAACCTGAAGTTCCACTTGAGCCACTAGTTCCAGATGAACCTGAACTTCCTGAGGTGCCACTTGATCCATCTGAACCACTAGTACCACTAGAGCCACTTGTACCAGATGAGCCACTTGTTCCACTTGATCCTGATGAACCACTAGTTCCACTTGAACCTGAAGTTCCACTACTTCCTGAGGTACCACTAGAACCACTTGTTCCGTTAACACCACTTATACCAGAGGTACCACTTGAACCACTTGTACCTGAACTACCGTCTGAGCCACTTGTGCCTGAAGAGCCTGAAGTGCCTGAACTGCCGCTTGTGCCTGAACTACCATCAGAACCTGAAGTACCACTTGAGCCTGATGTACCACTAGAACCACTAGTTCCATTTACACCTGAAATACCTGAAGTACCACTGCTGCCGCTTGTTCCTGAAGAACCTGAAGTACCAGAAGAACCACTTGTTCCGCTTGAGCCACTAGTTCCACTAGAGCCTGAAGTGCCTGAAGAGCCTGATGTTCCTGAAGAACCTGAACTACCATCTGTACCACTAGAACCGCTTGTTCCACTTGAACCGCTTGTTCCTGAAGAGCCTGATGTACCATCTATACCTGAGGTACCACTTGATCCTGAAGAACCACTTGTACCTGAAGAGCCACTTGAACCGGATGTACCATTTACACCTGATATACCTGAAGTACCTGAGGTGCCTGAGCTTCCGCTTGTACCTGATGAGCCACTTGTACCATTTACACCTGAAATGCCTGAAGTACCACTTGAGCCACTTGTACCAGATGAACCACTAGTACCGTTTGTGCCTGAGCTACCACTAGTTCCACTTGAACCTGAAGTGCCTGATGAACCGCTTGTACCACTTGAACCATTTCCTGAAGTACCTGAGGTACCACTTGAACCTGACGTACCAGCAGAGCCACTAGAGCCACTACCTTCAGGAACTAAAGAAACAACACCATCATCATTAACTGTTAAAACATAACCCTCCCATCCTTCATCAACAATAGGTAAATTAAATTTATTAAAAGCTAACGATTGATCAAAAAAACCTCTACCTTGGTTTGGGTTGTCTAAACGATTATTGCCTCTTTTTCTGTTTTCAGCCATTCCTGTGTTTACCTATAAATATGAAAACTTTTAAATTAATTTTAACCTTAATTACTACTTTGAGGAGAATCTGAGGGAAGGGAGGTTTCTGTTATTATTATAGTTTGGGTTTTATTTGAGAATTTTTGCAAGGCTGTTATATCTTTTTGTAATATTTCTGGAATTATATAACCGTTAATTTTAATATCAAAAGTACTTCTAACTACGCGTTCATCGTTGTTATTTAATTCAGTTTGAAAACCAAAGGAATCAATCATTGCTTTAAATTGATAACGTTGAGGATCTCCCCAATAAGCATCAGAAGCATATTCCATTGATTCTACTATTTTATTTAATTGTTCTACGTAATAAGTAAAAATAATACAAGTATAAGTAACAGTTACATAATCAGGCATTACTACAGCGTAGTATTCTTTTTGAGGAACTCTATTATTTAATACTTTAAAATTATCATAAGCATTTTGTGGACTATAACGTTTAGTAAATACTCCAAAGTTATTAGGATAATTAGCATCTAGTTTGTTAGCGATTTGTCTATTTTTTGTAATATTATTTCGCTTAAACATAATTAATGGGGCTTGTATTTTACCTTGTTGATCCCTATAATATCCATCTTTTTGATATGATTTCCATTTTTCAGGTGAACCATAAATTATTGGGACTGGTAGTCTGGCTCCATTTTGGATTACTGATGGTTGAATTACATTTTCAAAGTAATAAAATATAGATTCATCAATATCTTGTATACCAACACTAAAAGGTTTAGTTGTATCACCTTTAAAAGTTGTATTTAAAGCCCTATTATTTTGGGGGGTTGGGTTAAAATTATTAGGATTACCTGCTTGAGGATAAGTAGGAACTACTTGCTCGTTACCGAGTTGTTTTTGAGTTTTTGGTATTGGTTTTCTAACTTGTGACATTACATTCTTGATTTAATAATGTTTAATCGATCTGATGGGACATAGTGACAATCACATCTTACTTCCACGCTATAACCAAATTGATCCAAACCAGGGTTAATAGGGTTAGTTCCAGTAGCATCATTATATGGAAAATCAGGATTTTTTCCTGTAAAGTATTGGGTATCATAAGTATTATCTACTTCCCAATATCCGTTTTGATATTGAATAATATCTCCTACAGCAGGTTGTAAATTAGCTCCATAATTTCCTGGTAAAGGGTTTAAATTAGATCCAAAACTCATACTAGCATTAAAATCTAGTGTAGGACTTAATAAATCATCACGTAAAAATCTAAAAGTTATAGGCCAAGTAAAATCTACACCTAAATCACTTGTAGGGGCTTCAGGAGATCCTAATTCTATCAAAGCAAATAATACAACAGGATCAGCAAAATTTCTTCCTTCAACTGATTCTCCATACATATTTGTTTTTGTAGTAGTTACATTATATTTGTAATAAATTACTTCTTGAGATATAATGTTTCCCATCAACTCACGGTTGACTTTCCTAAACATTGAAACATCACGAGCACCTCCGTATAAAGCCATATTATCCTATATAAATTGTCATTGGTACTTGACTAATTTCAGCGACTCGAGCTACTGATTCTGCTTGTCTTCTTTCAAGCAATGCTTGACGTGAAGTTTGATCAAAGTATTCTCTTAATCTTGTAATTAAAGCTTCTTTTTCAGTAGCAGATGATGATACTAAATTATCACCATTTAATGTTACGTCTGATCCTGGAATTGGGATAGTGGAGTATTTATTTCTAACTAAACCTAATACTTCTTTTGCTTTAGCTAAAGTGTATTCAAATATCCAAGCTCTACCAATAGAATTAATTTTAGAATACGTTGGGTTTATATAAGGAACATTAGATGTGTTAGAAATTTTATTAGTTCCATTAGCAAAAGCAGCATCTAATCTATCTTGAATTTTAATAAAATCAAATACTAAAAATTCTCCGTAATATAAATCTTCTCCACCATCAAAATCAGCACCCGCAAATCCAGTACCAGGTACAGGGAATACAGAAATTATATTATTTACTATATTAAAAGTATAATTTGAAAGTGTTACTGTATTTTGCATTTCAATTGCTTGAATATTTTGCATAGTAAAACTTGTAGGCATCATTAAGTAATTAGCATATCCATATCCAAAACCGTATATACCAGCAGGAGGAACACCTCCTAAACCACCTTGTCCCGTCATAAGAGCAGTTGAATATAACTGATTGATTGCTGGTGGTGGTTGGTAAAAGACATTTTTAATTTCAATACCACCTACAATTCCTTCATCCTCAGCCCATTTAGA